GCGAAAATCCTGCCCGCGGATTCGTTCTCAAGCCAAGACATGTTATGGATATGCTTATAAATCCGAACTATGATTTAAATCCAGACAAAAAATAGGACGAGAGCATAGAATGACACCAGAACCATTACGAATTTTATCCTTTGGTGCTGGTGTGCAGTCAACAACAATTCTTTTAATGATGATTCATGGAGAATTGCCCAAAGCAGAGCATGTAATTTTCTCTGACACTGGATGGGAACCAAAAGAAGTTTATGTTCATTTAGATAAAATGGCAAAACTCATGGAAGAAAATGATATGAAGTTACATATTGTTTCAGAAGGCAATATACGAAGTGACTTCATGGATGGCAAAGAGCACTTTGCATCAATGCCCCTGCATATCAGGTCTACAGATGGCAAAAAGGGAATGATTCGCCGTCAATGCACGAGCGATTACAAAATTAAGCCGTTGATGTTGAAGCAACGCGAGTTGGCTGGATTGAAAAAAAGCCAAAGGTCAAAGGAGCACCTCCTAACAACCGTTATTGGCATATCTTTTGACGAGAGTCAGAGAATGAGGGATGCATTTTTCAACTGGAACCGCCATGACTACCCACTTGTTGACAATAAAATAACCCGTCAAGATTGCATTGACTGGTGCGCTGAAAAGGGGTACGATAGGCCACCTCGTTCTGCTTGCATTGGTTGTCCTTTTAAGTCTCGTGAAGAGTGGAGACATCTAAAGTCAATGCCCGAAGATTGGGCTGACGCAGTTGAGTTTGATGAAGCGCTCAGGACTAAAGAATATTTAAAAAATAGGTTCAATGGGCAGGCGTATCTGCATGAATCATTGAAACCGCTATCGGAAGTTGATTTGCGCAACGATGGTGAATTAGGCGTCTTTAGCCTTTTTGACCAAGAGTGCCAAGGGATGTGTGGGATTTAAGGGTATGACCGAAAAAGAAGAAATCACAGAGCCAGTTGACTGTATTGACGAGGCGAGAGATATAATCAAGAATCTAGATAGGCTTTTGTCCGTTGAGGGCACATCGTATTTTGCTTTGCGCCACGAGGGAGCACGCAGAATCGTTACCTGCCTAGAAGGTTTGATAAAATTAGCAGAAGAGTAAATGATAGTTGCAAAATCAATAATAGGTGCTATACTAATTAGACACAGGAGAAAATATGTCAAAAATTTCAGGATTCAACTTTAACGAAGACGGAAAATTTAATGTTCCGGCTGCAATGTTTAGAAAAAAAGATGTACCAGAACAGATTGCCCCAGTAATGGTCAATCAGGTTACTGCGGTGCGTATTGCTCGCGATATGAATCAGCATGCAAATGGGCTCAGCAACAAACTTCAAAAAGTGAGCAATCATGTTTCACTTCTTGAAATTGATAAAGATACCGATACAGTAATGATGGACAAAGAGTTCGTCACAAAGTTGGTAAAACTTGTTGAGCAGTGTAAAACAGATTTTGCAAAAATGATTAAAGCCGCGCAATCTATTTAATGGCTTCTAAAAAATCAGCAAAACTAGACCGCACAGTAGAAATTACCTTCAAGGGTGGATACTATGACGGCAGAGTATTTGAGTTTGTAAACCCTGCACCACAATACCTTGTGATGAATTTGGGTAGAGACTTATATGTAAAGCAAACCACGAATGAGTATGTATATACTCCCGACTGGACCGAATACAACAAAACAATTGACCTAGATAGGGTAATCAAATGACAAATCCAAAAGTGCAAACAGTTTCAATTAATGGCATTCGTCATTACAAGCACCCAAACATTAAGGGTCTTAATGCGCCATCAGTTACATCAATTGTTGGAATGCTTCCTGCGCCGTATCTTCCGAAATGGAATAGCAAAGTAACTGCAGAAGCAGCAGTAAATAACATTGGTGACATTAACCATATGATTACTTACGAGAGCAAGACTAAAGCGATTGAATGGCTAAAGGCATCAGCCGAGCGCGAATTGCATAAGGCCGCAGATACTGGAACTCGCGTACACGAAGCAGTTGAGCAGATAATTCTTGACCCTGGCTATAAGTACGATGATGACCTGATTCCATACATTGATGGATTCCATAAGTTCGTTGAGAAGTTTGAGCCAGAGTGGATTCATGTTGAAAAGTCAGTGTTTTCAGTGACTCATGTTTATGCTGGTTCTTTTGACGCTATTTGCAAAATCAACAATAAGAACATTCTTCTTGACTTCAAGACGACACGCTCTGGTATTTCTGCAAAGGTCGCTCTGCAACTTGCTGCTTACAAGAACGCAGATGTGATGTTTGACGGGGATAAAGAGATTGAGATTCCACGCATTGACGCAGGAGCGGCGCTGTTGCTTCGTCCTGATAAATGGTCGTACCAGCCATTGCGTATTGATGACGATATCTTTGCGACATTCTTGGCACTACGCCGAACCTTTGAGTGGGAATCTAGGCAGTCAAAAACGGCTATGCTTGCACCAATTCCACATAAAGGACTTTTGTTATGAGAGACGATATCAAACCAGGAAATTGGGACAGTGCAGCAGCACTAGTCGTCAACGCAATTGCTGATGCTTGCAAGACGCACGAGATTGCAGAAAAGAAAAAAGAGATTACAGTCAACAAATATGTTGATACAACTTTTAACAATATTGTTGAGATTGTTTTCCATGCGGAGAATACAGATAAAAAAGAACTTGAAGAGATGTTTATGAATCTTGCTGTTGCAGGATTACATGGTTACTCTCTTGTCTCAAATGAGACGCATACGCAGTCTGCAGGAGTTATCTACCACACTGTGTTAGGAAAGCAAAAGATGTACGGGCATGGAAACATTGCTCGTTTTGAGATTCCAGGCATTGTTATTCGTATGAATGACAAGTTGGAAAGACTCAAGAACCTACGACAGTTCAACGGACCAGTTCTGTTTGAGCCTGTTCAGGATACATGGTTGGACATTTGTGGTTATTCCATAATTGCCATCATGTGGCTGCGTGGTTGGTTCTTGTTGGATATAAAAAAGCCGGATGCTGAAACATCCATTACTTCAGGAGAATAAAGTGAGTTCATCAGTAACAATCATCGGGAATCTGACATCAGACCCCGAGAAGAAATCCCTCAAATCAGGGGCATCTCTTCTCAACTTTTCAGTAGCAGTAAACCGCCGCTGGAGGAACAAGCAAGACCAGTGGGAAGAGGAAACAAGTTTCTTTGACTGCACAGCATGGAGCGAACTAGCCGACAATATTGAGGCAAGTTTGACAAAGGGCTCGCGAGTAATCGTGACTGGTCGCCTTGAGCAGCAAACATGGGAAAAAGACGGCAAGAACCAATCTAAAATTGTTCTTGTAGCCGAGGATATTGGGCCATCGTTGCGTAAAGCACAGGTTGGACAAATCACCAAAACAACCACCCCAGGCGGTGGACAGAAGCCACAATCAGGAAACTACAAGCCGTCCGCAGCACCTGCGTTTGACGACGAAGAGCCATTCTGATATAAAAATGTCGTGTGTCACGGGAGGGTTAGTGGGAACGACTTATCCCGTGGCACGCAACAACAAAAAACGCCATTGATGGTGTAACTTAGTGTTGGTATATGAAAATGTGTTTTCTGTCGCAAACGAGGGTTTTAGTATGTTTATAGGTCTTGGAGTAGCAATAGCCGCACTTATTGGTGCATGGTTTGTTGCGCCAAAACTAGGGGTTGACGCACGAGCCAGGATTGCCTTGTCGGCATTGGCTGCTGGTCTTGTATGCGCTACAACAGCAGGTTTCATGGTAAGCAATTTGGCTGGAATATGCGTCATTGCCGCTGGATTTTTATCAACAGCAATTCTTTTCGGATACGAAAGAGGATAGTAAATGGCATTTCTTCGGTCGTTCTCAACTCAGCAACAACAGCCAGCCAGCCCTTTAATTGACAAGAAGGGTTACTACATCCCGTCTGGGACTGTCGGCGGTACTGCATTGCCATACAAGAGCGGTTGGGATATTGAGCGTGGAATCAAAAATGCCCTAGACCGAGTTACATGGGTTTATAAGTCGGTATATGCAATCGCAGCAAATGCCGCATCTCTTCCAATCGGTCTGCGCAAGGGCGACTGGAGAATTGGCGAGTTGACTTGGGATGCCCCAATCCTTGACATTCTTAACCGTCAGACAAATCCTGGTCAAGATGCATTCTCGTTTAGGTTTATGCTTTCCTCGCAGGTGCTCCTTTCCTCAAAGGGTGCATTCATTGAGGTAATTCGTAACCGCATGGGTGAAGTTGCAGCACTGGTTCTACTTCAACCACAATATGTTTACCCGATTCCAGACGCTGAAAAGTTTGTGTCTGGATTCTCGGTTGAGTATCCAAAAACACCAAAGCGCATTATTCCTGCTGAGGATGTTTTATGGGTTCGTGTTCCTCACCCAATTGACCCGTACCGCGGTCAAACTGCGCTAGATGCTGCAGGACTTGCAATTGAATTTGATTACTACTCAAAAGTTTATAACAGAAACTTTGTTGTTAATGATGGACGACCAGGCGGAATCTTGGTTGTCAACGGAGACCTTGAGGAGCAAGAGAGTGAAGAACTTCGTCGTAGGTTCTCTGGTACTACTGGCACGAATATTGGCGGTGCTGGCCGTCTTACTGTTATGTCTGCAGATTCTGCTCAGTTTATTGATACCGGGGTCAACCAAAGAGATGCGCAATACACGGAAGCAAGAGCGCAAAATAAAGAGGAAATACTTATTGCGTTTGGTGTGCCAGAATCAGTAATTGGCAACGCAGGCAACAAGACATTTGCTAACGCAGACACTGAACTTGAAGTGTTTTGGCGCGAAACAATGATGCCTCACCTCACTCTTCTTGAGCGCGCATTTGACAGACTTGACATGGATAAGTCAACATACTTCTCGTATGATGTTTCATCCGTTGCAATCCTTAGCCGTGATGACCGTGAACGCTCGTCATTCCACCTTGAAGAACTCAAGCAGGGTGCTATCAGCATTGATGAGTATCGCCTTCTTACCAACCGTGACCCTGTAGGCATTGATGAACTGTTAGTCCCAACTAACCTTTCTCCAGTTGTCATGCAGACAAACCACACCACTGGTAATCAGCCTTCATCGGCAGATAATCCATCTGACACAGGTCGTTTGCTTAATCCAAATCAGCGCCCAGGTCAACGGCCTGGAAATGCTCCTGATAAACCAGTTCCATCTGGTGTTGGTCAAGCACCAACATCTGACGCAACTGTTGAGCGAGAGAATCCACCATCGCCAAGGCCAATTTACACACCGCCGCTAACACCACTCGCTCAGGAAGTTGATGAGTCAAAAGCAATTGACGACTCAACAATGCGTAGGGTTAATCAGTTGACTCGCCTTGAGCAAAGCGTTTCTCTGCAGGTTGGCTCATTGCTAAAGCGCCAAGAGCGCGTCCTGATGGAAAAGGCTTCATCAAAGAAGGTCAAAGAGAAGTGGGAGTCTGGAGAAGGAATTAAGGCTTCAGACATTTTTGATATTGATGTATGGGACAATCAATTAGTCGCAGACGGAAAAGCATGGGTTTCAGCCGTGTTCCTTGATGGCGCAATTGAAATTGCCTCAGCAAAGATGGATTCACTGAACCTTGAATCAGCCAACGAGATTGTCGCAGGCAGGGTGTCTGCAATCAAGATAATCAATCAGACCACTATGAAGAATGTAGAGAAGATTATATTAAATAACTCTACAAAGACTCATGCTGATTTTGTTGCTGAACTGAAGGAATGGTTCTCGTCAGTCTTTGAAAAGCGCGTCAAGACCATCTCAAAGACCGAGGTTGGCGGGGCATTCAACGCTGGTCTGCTCTGGGCTGCAAAGCAATTGGGTTATTCGCAAAAGACTTGGGTGCATCTAAACGCTGACGGTTCACGCAGCGACCATGCAGAGATGGCCTCAACATCAATTGCTATTGACGATTCATTCACGGTAAGCGGAAAGTCCGTTATGTACCCTGGTGACATTGATGGTGATGCAAGTTCAAACATGAACTGCCACTGCACATTATTGTTCTCATAGACTATACAATTTCATACAGCCAGTCTGTATGTTTGCACAATATGTGAAAAAGTATGTTATTATGTGCGACTATGGAACACAAACAAGTACCTGTCGCTTCTGTCCGTGGAATTGATGCCGTTGACGGCATTGTAGAAGCCATTGTTTCTGTCACAAACATTGTTGACTCGGTTAATGACATTATTGAGCCAGGCGCTTACGCTAAAACCCTTAAAAAGCGTAATCCAAAGGTTGTTTGGTCGCATGATACGAATATCCCAGTTGGCAAAACCCTTAAGGTAGAAGAACTTCTCCCTAATGACACTCGCCTTCCAGTTGACCTTATTGAAAAAGGCGCTGGCGCCCTTCTAGTGAAGATGCAGTTTAATTTGAATACGACTCGTGGTCGCGATGCATTCTATGATGTTCAATTCTTTGGTCCAGAGCAGGAA